CTCGTGGACGGCAGGAACATTGGCCAGGAATGAGATTTCGTGCCCCGGACCAGCTTCGCACGCATCGTGGCTCGCTACTCGGGAGATGCACGAGTCACGACTTTGCCCTGCACCGACCATTTCCGAATCATGGCCCATGCGCATAGTTATTCATGAAAGCGAAGACAGACTGGCCACTACTCTGAGAAATCGGACTTTTTGAGGATGGGTGGTTAGTGGTACATCCCTGAAGATGGCCAATGTCTCTGCCGTCGGCCAGGATAAACGTGAGTTGTCATCAAGTCAGTGTTTGCGGGAGCCTGAAGGGCGGGTGTGAATGAGATCTCTAGATAGCTGTGGGCTTTAGTCTATTGTATAGTTAACATAATATACATCGTATCAAGTACGAAAGGCTCGTTTCAAGGGTAACAGCGATCATCAGGACGCTTTTTCCAGACAAAAGCAGTGCCTCTCCAATCGCTGGCCAAGCTTTTTTTAGGGCTTCGGTTAGCCTTTCTCCTTTCCTTGTTCCTTCGTGCTTGCTGGTCAAAGCACGTGCAATCCATTCCTCGGGTTTGAGTCCTGCGATGTCGGCCATAAGCACGATTTCTCCAATGGGGCAAGCTCTTGTTCCTTTTCTCCAATTGCTTAGATGTTGCCTTGGTACTCCAAGGTCTTTAGCTAGCGCGTAATCACTCCCGGCTATCGTTTTTGCTTTGTCGATTAATAAATTTAATTGTTCAGTTTTCATGTTTGTCACCTTTTCTGGTTACTATCCGACCACGTAATCAAAGTTGGTTACGTTACCAACCTCTCAATTCTGCCTGACGGCAAACATTTTTTCAAAGGAAATTGCCATGATTAAGATCGTTATTACTTCGCCTGATGTCCGCAACATGAAGGGCATCGGCAAGACAAGCAACAAGCCTTACGACTTGAATTTTCAAACGGCTCATGCTTTCACGGTCTCGCCTGATGGTGTGTTGTGCGAGTTTCCAGATAAGTTTGAAATCATGTTGGATGCTGGTCAGCCTCCTTTTGCTCGGGGTACTTATACCCTGGCGCCTTCTGCGGTTTACGTGTCGCGTGATGGCAATCTCGACATCAAGCCTCGTCTGATTCCTGCGCCTGTCAAAGCTGCTTAAAGTTCATCATGTTTGCGCTCTCTGCTGAACATATTGCCGCTGTCCGGGTAGTGACCCGGTTGGAGCTTCTTCGGACGGTGCTGTTGTCACATGCTTCTGAATGCTTGGAAGGTGACACGGTTTCGTTGGTCGCAAAGATTCAACTTGATCACGATTGTTTTGTCGCGTCCTATGAGTACCTTGATGCTCGGGGCGTGGCCGTTGGTGGGGGTACGTTATGAATGCTTCTCTTTTTCCTCAGCCTCGATTTAAACCAGAGCAGGATTACTGCACCGGGGCGAACACCTGTTATTCGAACATGCGGTTTGATCTGCCTGATTTCATTGACGTTGGTCATTCTCTTGACGCGCCTCATCGTTTACCGCAAGGGTCGCATGACTCTATGGTGTTTGGTGCTGAGTGCGTCGCGTTTTCCTATGTAGGCCGTGAGGTTCCTCAATGAGCCTCTTACAAGGCCCATTGGCTAACGCTGGCCTCAACGCCGGAACTATCGCCATGCTTCGGTCTTACGCCGATCTGTGCGACCCCTGCGCCCCTCTCATGCTTCACAACCTGCGGTCATTCGCCGCCCTTCTGATTGGTCGTGGTCTATGAATTTCATGCTTCATTCAGCACTCGTCGTTGGTGCTTTGCTGTCCGGCGTTTCTGTCGTTCAGTTCGTTCAAACTTTCTTGGCTTGAACATGGTCGCCTGTGTTGTTCCTGTCTCTGGTGGCAAAGACTCACAAGTCTGCCTCCAGTTGGCAATTCAACAGTTCGGCGCTTCCCAGGTTCTGGGCTTGTTCTGCGACACCAAGTTTGAACATCCAAAGACCTACCAACACATCGAAACCATGCGCCATCTGTACGGGGTGGAAATTCAGGTTTTAAACGCTGGTTCTGTCGATGAAAAGTGTCTCAAGTACGGGCGTTTCCCTAGTGGTGCGGCTCGGTTTTGCACCGACGAACTAAAAATGCGCCCTTCTCGTGACTTTTATCATGCCTTAGCTCTGTCACAAGGCGGGTTTGAGGTTTGGTATGGCATGCGAACAGGTGAAAGTTCACAACGCTCTGCCAGATATGCCAGTGTCATTGACTCTGACCTGTATCAGCCTCACGAACTTTTTCCTGTGAAGTACCCAAAGCGGCTCGGATCTCTTGGTGTGCGCTTTCGGTTGCCAATCGTTGGCTGGCACACCTCTGAGGTTATGTCCGCGCTTGGTGATCGTGCGAACCCTCTTTATGCGGAAGGGTTCGGGCGCGTCGGTTGCTTCCCATGTCTTGCCAGTGGTGCGCGAAACATGGTTAAACACTTTGCGCATGATGTGTTCGGCCACGCCCAGAGCTTGCGCGTTATCGCCATTTCTAACGTCATCGGCAAAGACGCCATGACAGGTGATGGTCAGGCTTGCTCGGTTTGCATGATATGAGCAAGTCAGAAACACGCAAAGACACGACAGGCCGCGCAGCGGACGGCGTGGCTTTCGTGGGGCTTGTCCCATCTAAAACAACTCTTGATTCAACTATTGAAATCAGTTTTGCTCCTAGTGTGGTCGCTGAACGTCGGGTCAAACGTTTAAAGAAATCCGTTTGGGCGTCAGGTCATCTTCACGGCATCGCTGAAAACGGCTTCAGGCCATCCGTTCCGTGGTTCGTCACCCTTACCTATGCCAACGTTAACGGGTGGTCTGCTGAGCACGTTTCCGAGGCTGTACAGGGGTTCCGCAACTGGTGTGCTTCTAAGGGCGTTCCATGTCGTTACACATGGGTCGCTGAAATCCAGCCTAAGCGTTTGGAAACCACGGGGCATGCGGTGGTTCATTACCACTTGCTTGCATGGCTCCCGGTGGGTCTGTCTATGCCGCATTGGGATAGGCCAACTCGTAAAAAAGGCGGTGAGCGTTCCGCCTTCTGGTCGCATGGCATGTCGAATACTGAGATCGCAAAGTCCGGTGTTGGCTATCTCATGAAATATTTATCTAAGCTCGGCGAGCTAACTCGCTTCCCGAAAGGGTTGCGGCTTTATGGAATTGGTGGCCTCAATGATCAAGGTAGAAAAGTCCGTCAGTGGTTCAACTTGCCGGAGTGGTGCAAAAACGAATACGGGGTCGGTGAAGTCCTCCGAAAGTCGGGTCGTCTTGTGGTGCGTGATACAGGGGAGCTTTTGCAATCCCCTTACGAAGTGCTCAAGGTGTTTGGTGGCATCGTCCTGCGGGCCGTTCGACCTGTGGCAGAACGATTCCACGATGGCGTTTATTCGTCGTGTTCCAGGGCTTGAAACTGCTCTGCGTGTTGTGTAGAAATTTGAGCATTTAGCTCGGTCGGCTGGCAGTCCGTTACTGTCGTTTTGAAAGTTTCGTTATGAACAAAATCGTTCGCTTTTTGGGTGTAGGTTCTTTGGCCGGTCTGTTGATGGCTTCGCAAGCGGCTAATGCGGCTCTGGATATCACTGCGGCTACGACTGGTATTACGGATGCACTTACTGCCGTTGTTGCTGTCCTGGGTGCAATGATCACCATGGGCGCGGCTTTCTTTGGTCTGCGCAAGGTCAAGAAGCTGATTGGCGGCTAACCCGGGGGATTTCTGGAAAGCCCTACTCGGGTTTTCTGGTAATCGTCTGGGGTGTCCTATGTCCGTCTGTGTTGTTCCTTCTGCTGTTTTCGTTAGCTCCGCGTCTGGTGCTGCTGCGGTTGTTCCTGTGACGGTCGTTTCGGTCTCTCCGTGCGATTCGTCCAGCAGCTATATGCTGAGTCAAACCGAGTTCAACATTCTTACGGCTGGCAGTGTTCTTAATCCTGATGTGGTTGCGGCTGAATCGGTGTTGTTTGGTGCCACCCTTACCGCGCTTGCGGTTATCTTTGGCATTAAGCAGGTTTATCGAATTTTGATGCCTGTAGAGGCTGGTCATGAGTAGCCCGATTGAATTTCAGTTCGCTATGAGTCTCGTTCTAATTCTTTGGTATTTGTTCAAATGAAAAAATTGTTCATAATTTTTCTGTGTTTTTTTGGGGCTAGTTCATACGCTGTTGACTGGAACAAAAACACCGATTTTCTTTGGCATGTTGGTACAGGGAGGGTAGACGTTTTCCCTGGTCAGGGCGTTGGAAATGTGTGGTCAAGTGCGCAGGTCAAGGCGTCTGTGTATGGGCCTACTATCGAACGTCAAAAGCTACTGCCGTTTAACCCTAGTCCCTCCGGTAATTTTAAGGCTATGTTTAGTCCTGGTTCGATTGCGAAGGGTTTGTTAAACCCAACGTCTGCCGCTGTTACTTTGGTCGGTGCTGTGATCATAAATCGTGCTCTTGAAGCTGCGTGTATTCGAGCGTTTGGCGGGTCAATGCAATTAGCTCCTGGTGGTCAGTGGGAACAATGTAATTTTATTGATCAGGTCAACACGCAGTACAAAGTCGGGACGTCACCTAACGGTATTGGGTCAACTCCTGGGGCCGCTTGTTCTGATGCTGTTGCCAAACATCCCCCTGCCCCTGCTGTTGGACGTTCATTTGTTTATGAAAGTGCGCGTTTGGCTCCTGGCGGAAATGTTATTCCTCATTGCTTCATCACGCAGCATGAAGTTGCCTGTTCTGCCGCTTCCGGTTGTTATGCCTATCCAAGCACCGAAGATGCTTTCTCTATCACATCGTCCTCGGTGACCGAAAAAGTAAAAGACGGTTATAAACCTGCAACTGGTCTAGAGGCTCAGGCGGCTCTTGAGCCAGTTTTAACCCAGTGGTCACAAGCGGACTTCACGGCTGGTCGAAATGGCACTGATGGTGATATGGGTCAACTGCTTGATCAGTTGATGCAAAGCGGTAATAGCGTAGACCCTGACATTACAGTCAGTGGCCCTGTTACATCTCCTAGCACTACTTCAACAACCGTTGATAGTGTGGCAAACACAACTACCACCGCAACGACGACAAACAAATATAGCTATGGGAAAACTAGCCCGGTTGATTCATCCGTCGTTGTCACTCAAAGCACTACTAACGTAACCGTCAACAATAGCACCGGCGCTGTGACAAACAACACTACCACCACCGTTGTGACTCCGGACCAAAAACCTACTGACCCATGTGTCTCCGATCCTGACACTATGGGGTGTTCTAAATTTGGCGTTCCAGATGCGCCAGTGTTGCCGAAAGTTGACTCAGGTTTTACTGGTATCAATCCGGTGGCATTTACGTCTAGTGCTTCATGTCCATCTGATCTAACTTTCAACGTGTTGGGGCGTCAGCAAGCCATCAGTTACCTTGGTGCCTGTTCTGCTTTGGAAACCTATATCAAGCCGTTGCTCGTGCTTCTGTCTGTTGCGCTTGCAGCCTGGATATTTGCCGGGGGTTTCAAAGTATGAGCACGCTGTTTAGTTTTCTTGCTGCTGCCGTTGGGCCTCTTGCCATTAGGATTCTGATGGCTATAGGCTTTGCCTCTGTGTCGTTCGCTGGTGTCACTGCTGCTTTTACGGCGTTAATTTCCAGTGCTCAAAGTAGTTGGTCTGCCTTGCCTCTGGCAGTGCTGCAGCTTGCCTCTATCTGCGGCATACCGTCATGTCTAGGTCTGATCTTTGGTGCTGGTATGGCTCGTATAACTTTGTGGGCTGTTGCCAACGGCACTAAGCTTATTTTCAAGGGTGTATAAATGATCACGCTTAAATCTGGTGTTCCTGGCTCCGGCAAAACACTTTCAATGGTTCATGAGTTGCTTGTATCCAGCAAGGGGCCTAATGTTCGTGCTTTGTATACCAATATCACTGATCTGGCATTGCCTCATGTAGAGCTAAAAGATGCCACCAAATGGCGTGAATGCCCTCCAGGTTCGCTGATCGTGATAGACGAGGCCTTCTTGCATGGATATGAATCCAAATCGACCCAGGCCGCTGTCCCTGAATACATTCGAGACCTTGCTGTACACCGTAAGGATTACAGTGTTGACCTGGTGTTTATTGCGCAACATCCTAAGCTGCTTCATGTGGCGTTGCGTCGGCAGGTTGGCAAACATCAGCACTATAGGCGGCTGTTCGGGTGGGGTCGGTCGGTGGTCTATGAATGGGATATGTGTCAAGAAAATTTGACTCAAACAAAGACTGCTGTCACGTCAAATTTCACATTTCCAAAGTCCGCGTTTGCGGCGTATAAATCTGCGGAAGTTCACACAAAACCAAAGTTCAAATTGCCGTGGTGGGCATGGCTACCACTGCTAATTATCCCCGCTGCTGTGTGGGCCTTCCCTGCGGCGTTCGCCACGTTGTCAGGTGCAATGACAGGCAAAGGAATTCCGCATTCGGATGCTGTTCTAAATCCGTTTTCATCAAAGCCAGTTTCCGTTACTGTCACGAATCCTGTCGTAACTTCTGGCGCACCATCAGCCGTTGCTGTTCCCGTCGCTGCACCAGCGGTTGCCGTGGTGCCGGATGAACCGCCAGCCGGATGTATTGCCACGGCCTCTCGATGTGCCTGCTTTGATGTTGATGGCGCATCGGTCACAGTCAAGCCGGGTGTGTGTGAATCTGTGGCCGGTGTGGGTCGACCAAAGACAATTCAGTTTGAGGACTCGCCACCTCCTGTACGTCCACTTGATGATGCTGACCGAGCCGTTCTGTCCTTCGTTTTCAATTCTGATAAACAAAGGGTGTCGTCTGTCCCCAGGTAGCGACTAGCGTTAACCTGGGGGCGGGGGGCTGGGGGTGAGCACCCCCAGGTTCAACCTCTTGACGTACCAAGTTCCCTATTAAAATGCGGTAGCCTTTTGCTGTCCAAAACTTAACCTTTCTATACATCGTATAAAGTACGACACGGCCAAGGGGCACCTGGTAAGGCCCGGCAAACCCGCATGCTGCTTGGCCCTCGCTGTGCTTAGTTACCAGTTCCTTGGGGCTGTCGGGCGCGAATGA